CAGCAATCGGCACGCTGGTAAGTGCGGCGCCGTCAGTTTCAACACGAGTACGAATGCCAAGCAGGCCGCGAGCGGCAACACGAAGACCAAGAGCAAGCATTTTTAAACCCCTTAAAGTATTTGGAAACGAAAAGCAGACCCCGAAGGGCCTAACTTTTAACCGTTCGTGTCAAGGAACGCCATGGGCACAGCCTTGCGCGGCACGACACGATTCCAGTGTGCATCCAGCTTCAGGTCTGCAACAGTCGGCGAAAACTCGGTAAGCGTGCCTTCCGTCCAGTTGAAACCAAACGGATGCATCAGCCACGTCTTACGCTCCCACAGCGTTTCTTGACCGCCACCGTTGCCGGACGTTTCATCACGCACCAGCGCGACAGGCACTTTCGGAGCGCCGACACCGTAACCGTAAGCGCCAGCACCAAACAGAATCGAGGTATAAACGAAACCGCTAGTAGTACCAGCACGAACCGGCATCGTATCGTCAACGATGACGCGGCGACCTAAGTACGTTGGAACAGTCAGGTTGCCCGCCGAGTCGGGGATAAAGTCAATATCGTCGTTGTCAACCATCGTTTTCATAACGACAGAATGAACGGCAATCGCTTGAATCGAATCGACGGCATCGCCAAGCGTGAACGCAGCGGCAGTGAAATTCGCGCGGCTGAACTTCTTCGCAGCAGAAGGCGCAGCGCCGGTTTCCAGAGTGCCAACCTGATACACCATATCGCCCGAGTTGTTCGCCAAGTTATCGGCGTACACACCAAGAGCCATAGCGATAAGACGGCGCTGGAATTGACGCTGCCAGTAAACCCCGGAGCGATTACGAATCGCTTGCATCGGGTCTTTGTTCAGAATCTCATTCACCAAATCCATATCCGAATAGCCTTGATTCAAATAGGCATTGCGCGCTTGCATTTCGCCAGTTTGAATCTTATTCGGAACGGCATGATCGTCAGGATCATCGTTGCTGTAATTTGGCTCAATGGTCTGGTCAAGGTCTTTCCAGAACGGAATATGAACCAGCTTTTGACCGATGCTAGCCGCTTCGTCCAGTGCGGGCGAACGTGCGATGATGCCCGATTGCGACAGCACCAAAGATTCAATGTTGTTTACGGTCGTGTAACCGGCGTAAACTTCGGGGATAACTACGTCACTAAGACGAACGGTAGCCATTTGGTAATCCTTTTACAGTTGTGGCGGAAAAAGCTCATTGTGCTTTTTAGGATCACTTTTAAACAAAGTGACTCTATCAGCAGCGGTATATTCACTTGGCTTCTTCCCGGCACCGCCGGAATTATGATCACCAGAGGCACCGCCCCCGGAAGCTTTGGACCCGATTATGATAGCCGCAAATTTCGGGTCGGCAACAAATTCTTTTTCAAGGTCTTCAACCGTAGAGGCAGAAGGCTTGCCGTCCTTATCAAGCACCCGAGTAAGCGGGTCGCCATCGTCGGGAATCTCAGCTTGCAAGCGATTTGCAATGTGCGGCAGGATCAAATCGGGGCTGACCGAAATTTTGGTAGCAATGCGTAATGCAACATCATCGCGCATTATCTTTGCAAGCTTGGCTTTCGTTTTCTTGGTTTCGCCTTTTGCTTCGTTAACGCGGTTATCGGCAGTTTCTTTCCACGACTTTTCAAGCGCAGCACTATCGCCAGTACCGCGCGAAGTAGTGCGGCGAAGTTCCGCTAATTCTTCTTCAGCCTTAATCTTATCTTTCTTGGCTTGTGCAGCATCAGCCTTTTCACGGTCACGAGCGCGGCGCAATTCACCCGGGTCTTCATAACCTTCAAGGTCTAGCGTATATTCATCATCGTTTCCGGGCGTTGACTTGTATTCGCTTTGAACATCCTTAGAGAGTTTGTCGAATACTTCTTTAGTAATCTTTTGCTTAAGTGCCATTTTATCGAACCTCGATAGTAGAACCGGGCACCGCCCGGCAGTTTATAGCGCCCGGAATTAGGCGATAACTGGTTTGCCCACAGTAACGGGCGGCACCGCTTCAGCCAGCTTTTTAGCGGCACTAGCGGCGTTGTCTTGTTGCTTTATTTCAGCTTCGTCAAGCTCGGCTTGCGCAGCTTTATCGTCCAGCGTAGCGATAGCGCTTTCGCGCAGCTTCTGGCGCATTTCGCTAAACGTAATTGCACGTCCAGTCCATTCAGCAATCAACTGGGTGCGCTCTTGCGCGCTCATACGGTTAATTGCGAAGTCGGTGTTCAACTTAAATATCAACGTTTCTTCAGTGAACGTTGCCCCGACCATTTGCGAGGCTATTTCAAGCGCAAACGTATAGGCGGCGCTTACGTTATTGCATGCCGTTGCGAGAATTGAAGTCTCTGAAGTGTTCTCGATATTTGCAGCGGTCGCAGTCTGTTGAACCTTATCGTTCTCAACCAGCTTCGCGCCAATCGCGACCATCTGCTTTTCTTTGTGCTCCATTGCCTCTTTAGGCATGGTGTTAGGTTCAGGCTGAAGAATTTTCGCATCAGCACCAACCGGCAGCGGAAGCCCGCCGCGCGAACCGACATTGATAACGCCTTTAAGCTGATTCTTTAGCCAATCAGAAGTAAGACCAGAAACAACGTAAGTGGGCTGACCAACAATGAAACAGGATTCTTCGTAATCAGCACTATTGCGATAATGACCAATGTTCAGTTCAGCAAGATTGAACAGCGGCGCAGCATCAACGCCCGGATCATTGTTTACAGCGCCAATGAACGTAAACGGAATTACTTTGAATGGCGCACCTGTCGAATCAGTAACGTTAAATGTTGCGTCAGGGCTGACGCTAAATCCGTCACTGGCGGCGCCAGAGGCCCCCATAGAGGCGAACCCGCCCTTGTCCAAGGCTGGGTTACCCTGAGCCGGCGTCGGGGTTCCTGTGGGCACAGGGTCAGGCGTGTAAAGCTCTTGAATGTAGTTCCCGCCCTCGTCCAGCCTGAGAACACGGTATTGTGTTTGGTCTCTTAACTCGAAACCATCAGCACTCCGAATTTGAACGATTTCAAGTAGAACGACAAGCGAAAGAATATGTTTAGAACCAACCTTCTTAACGTCCCAATTGATAACGTTACCGGGCGAATAAATATTTATCGTTGGAGAAATAGAGCCGTCAATTAACTGCTGACGAGTAGCAGGGCCGGCAGTTTTAGGGTAATCGATAAATAAACCGCAGCGTCCTTTTGAAACTACAAACTCAGTAGCTTCTTTAGACGATTGCAACAGAGTTACATTGCGCCCGTTCGCGTCCTTAAGCAGCGGCTTAAGCAAATCAGGAACTTTGATTTCAGGGTCATTTGAATATGCCTGACCAACCAAACCGTTTAAGGTTCTGCTTGTCACGTCATAGAAAACAGCCCGACGCAAGTATGCATCGTATCGAGCAGTATTATCATTTGATTTGTCATTTGGGTTAGGCTTAGGTAAATACGTTTCGCCTTTTTCCTTAACCAACTGATCCAAGCAATCATCGATTACTTTATAAATCGGCAGCTTCTTAAGAATCTCTTGCCGAGTGAATGCAACTTTACTCATGTCGGGAACCTTATTTCCATTTCTTCAGCAATACGGTTAGAGCCCTTCAAGACTCGATAACGGTTTGCATCATACGGGTGGTCTTCTGACGTAGTATCAACGTCGTCCGGCTTGTCAGGATCGCGCGGCAACGTTGGGATTATGTCTAGCGAGGCTTCACAATTCGCCATGTAGTATAGTGCCGCGCCTTCACCTTGAATAGCGGCTTTAAAGCGGTCTCGCATCAACTGCAACCCGTTTATTCGCGAGCCGGGCGATTTGTCTGACCTTACCCACAGAATGCCTTCATCCGCCATTTTCTTTTCAATCGTATCAACGTCCTTTTCGCGAACGTCGCTAATTTGATTATCCGCAGGCCCGCCGCTTGGCTGGACTGAAATCCAAGCGTTTGACATTAAAGAGATTTCTCTATCTCTAATGCCATGAGCGATTTCTTTAGCTGATAAGCCTAGACCTTTGTTCGTGCCGATTTCTTTAGTGCCATACCATTCCGCGAATTGAATTAAAGTGCCAGCGGGAGGGCAGAAGATTGAACCGTCTTCTAGTTCCGCTTCTTCTCCGTTGGCTTCCGCCCACCAACAAACGCTAAACGGGTGTGTAGACCCCCAGTCGAATGAACGGTCAACACGCCAATTGCGCGGCACTTTGAATCGCGGCTTACGATGCACGTTTACATCAAACACGTCATCAAACGCACCGCCGCTAACAACATTCCAATCACCATAAAGCCACGCGGCTTTAAGGTTCGGATCGGTAATCGAATTAAGCTCAGCAACGTACTTAGGGTCT